AGGGGTTTGAACCGACCCCGTTTCTCACATATCAACGGGCATGACCCCGTAGTGTGCGTCACGCCGGTATTTTCCGCCCAGGTCAGCGGGCAGGATCGGGAGGGTTGGAAAGAGGCAGCCATCGCATGGGAAGTGTGCGCGTCTTTACACCGAGATTATGCACAGGGGAGGGACCCTCTATTCAAGACACGGCAATCTGATTTTGTAAAACATGCAGAGGACTCCAGATTAAAAGTGTTAAGTCAGCCCATCGCCAAAGATAAGGTGGATGCTGAGAGGTATCGCTGGCTTCGAGATTCACATGGCTTGCATGATTTGCCCTATGAAGATCATGGACTAGGCCCAGAGTTTCCTAGTGGTGCGGCATTGGACGCCGCCATCGACCACGCCCGCCGCATTGAGGGGGATGGGGAATGACCGCCAATAAAATCCTTTTTCTTGATCTGGAGGTAGACAACCGCCCGTACTACGGCGCATTGGCATCCCCCAGGCACCCGGAGAACTTCGTCGTAATGACAGGGTACGCGGTTGACCAGAACCCGTACGACGGTAAAGTGTACGGCCAGCAGTACCAAAGTCGTGAAGAAAGCCTGAACCCAGGTTGGCTCCACATCCCCGACGACGTATGGCTTGTCGTGGCGCACAACGCACCCTTCGAGCTGGACTGGATGCTGGTGCAGCAACGGGACGAGCTGCTGAAGTTCCTGAAGCGTGGTGGTCGGGTGTTCTGCACTGCCATCGCTGAGTACCTACTGTCGAATCAGCAGACGAAGTACCCGAGCCTGGACGAGGTAGCTCCGAAGTATGGCGGCAGCCACAAGATCGACGGTGTGAAGTTGCTGTGGGAGCAGGGCAAGCTGACCAGCGAGATTGACCCCGAGCTGCTGGGCGAGTACCTGTGGGGGCCTGAAGGTGACATTGAGAATACCCGTAAGGTGTTCTACGGCCAGTACGCCAAGCTGGTTGAACGCGGCCAGTGGGACAGTGCCCTGACCCGTATGGAAGCTATGGTGTTCAACAGCTTCGCGATGGACGCTGGCCTGTTCGTCAATCGTGAGTTGGCCTTCAACCAACTGAGGGAGCAAGAGGAAAAGCTGACGGCGCTGGTCGCAAAGTTCCGGGAACGTCGCAGCTTCTTTCCCCCTGAAGTCGAGTTCAAGGAATCCAGCGACTACCACATGTCCGCGTGGCTGTACGGTGGCCCGATCAAGTACCGCTGCAAGGTGCCCCGCACCACGGCAGAGGGTGAGTTGATCTACGAGAAGGTCGAGTGCTACCAAACCGAGAACGGAAACTACTTCCCGATCACCGAGGTCGAGAGTGCAGGTATAGACGTGACCGAGGAAACTTGGGGGCCGCTGGTGAAGTTCAAATCCGGCAAGAACAAGGGACTGCCCAAGCCGTTCAAGGTCGAGGGCACCGAGCCGCAAATGAAGTGGGGCGAGGATGTCTTTGTCTGCCCGCCTGTGGTTGACCTTGCTAAACTCCCACCTGATTTTCGCAAAGAATTTTTGAGCGAGCATTCAGGCAAGCGGGAATTGGCAGACGGCTCCCCAGTGCTGAGTACCGGCAAGGATGCAATCGACACGCTGAAGAAGCGGCCCGAGCTTCCAGAGGACGTACGACAGCTACTGGATGACCTGTCCGAGTTCGCCAAGCTGGACAAGGACATCGGCACGTACTACCTGCGTGAGGAACGGGACGACGACGGCGTGGTGAAGAAGGTGTCTGGTATGCTTCAGTACCTGACCCCGGTGGGCATCATCCACCACATGCTGAACATGACCAGCACGGAAACGACGCGGCTGTCCAGCAACCGACCGAACTTCCAGAACATCCCGCGTGGTGACACGTCGGACGTGAAGAACATGTTCGAGTCGAGGTTTGGTGCCGACGGCTACGTGATCGAGGCGGACTACGCAGCCTTGGAAGTCGTCACCCTGGCGGCATTCTCGAAGGACAAGGCCCTTCAAAAGGCCCTGCTGGAAGGCATCGACATGCACTGCATGAGGTTGGCCGGTGTCCTGGGCGAGCCTTACGACGAGGTGTTCGAGAAGTGTCACAACAAGGAGCACCCGGAGCACAGGAAGTACAAGACCCTACGGACGGATATCAAGCCCCGAGCGTTCGCGTACCAGTACGGTGCGTCTGCAATGGGTATCGCCTTCGCCACTGGTTGTACGGTCGAGGAGGCCCAGGCATTCATCGACGCAGAGAAGGCCCTGTTCCCCGAGGTCGAGGCGTGGTACGAGAACTCTGTGTTCGCTGAGGTGAACAAGAACACGGAGCTGCACCGCGAGCAACAGCCCGATGGTCGCTGGACGCTGTACAAGACCGGCGTATGGGGGAGTCCTGGTGGCACCCGCTACCAGTTCAGGCAGTATCCCAAGCGTATCTGGGCCGATGGTCAGTGCATCGACACGATGGACTTCAAGCCTACGCAGATGCGGAACTACCCCATTCAGGGCGAGTCCAGCTTCTTCGTACAGGCTGCGTCTGGGTGGGTGATGCGGTGGCTCGTGTCGCAAGACTTCTTCGGTGGCAAGGTACATATCATCAACACCGTCCACGACGCCATTTATCTGGACATTCACAAGGATGTACTGCATAAGGTTGCCCCGACACTGAAGGCAATCATGGAGCACATACCAGAGGGCATGAAGGCCCTCGGCTACGACCTCGGCCTACCCTTCCCTGTGGAAGTGTCGTACGGCCCGAATATGAACAAGCAAACCACTTACAAACCGGAGTAAACATATGAGTTCAACACTTCAGCGCATCCAACAAGCCGCAGCAGCCGCAGCAGCAACCGCAGTAGACATGAACGAGGCCACGTCTGGTGGTGGTGGCCGTCTGGTACCTGCGGGTGCCTACGTTGGTCGCCTGTGCGAGTACATCGACCTGGGTGTGCAGCCCCAAGAGTACCAAGGTAAGGCGAAAGACCCGGCCCCGAACATCCGCCTGGGTGTGGCCATCTTCTACAGCGACCCCGAGAAGCCCCAAGACCCATCCCCGTACGTAATTCGCTCCAGCGACATGAGCATCAGCCGGAATGAGAAGGCCGGTACCTTCAAGGCATTCGCAGCCCTGAACTACAAGCGTGACCCGAACTACAAGCACTTCGCCCAGTTCATCGGTCAGCCCTTTATCTTCCACGTCGAGGTGAAGAAGGCCAAGACCTCGGGCCGGGAGTACAACACAATCGCCTGGGACAAGACCGGCCCCGCCATCGACGCATTGTCGAAGCAGCCTTACCAAGTGCCCGAGCTGGGTGACGAGTTCTACCGCGTGTTCCTGTGGGACTACCCGACCAAGGAGGACTGGGACGCCCTGTACATTGAGGGTACGAACCAGGATGGCAAGTCCAAGAACTTCATCCAGGAGACAATCTTGGCTGCCCTGAACTACCAAGGTTCACCGCTTCAGCTCCTGCTGGAAGGTGGCGCGGCCCTTAATCAGGCCCCACAAGCCGCTGCAACAGTCCCCCAAGGGGTTACCCCTGCTGCACCTGCAATCGCAGCACCAGCAGCCGCTCCTGCGGCCCCAGCAGCAGAGGTGGCCGTCCCTTTGGCTCAACCGGCAGCGCCTACCGCTGCCCCGGCTGCCCCCGCCCCGGTGGCTGCACCGGAAGCGGCCCTGAGCATCCCTGCATCAACGGAAACTGGGACGACAGCATCCCCTTCTGAGGCACCCGCTGCCCCAGTAGCACCCGCTGTCCCGACCTTTCCGACCATCCCCGGTCAGCCCGCCTAATGCGTACCGGGCCGGGTAACCTCCCGGCCCAGCTCACCGACCAGTTCGGTGGGATGGTGCCAGGGAGGACGTTGATTCTGGACGGTGACAGCGCGTGCTACGTCATCGCGGCGCGGGTTAAGACACTGCCCACGGCAATCCGGCACTTCCAGATGCGTGTGCTTCAGCTCATGTTCCTGACCAAGAGTGAGTCCGCAATCGTCCACCTGACGGCCTCGGACTCGCTTAAGGCGGGGCGCATGAACATCCTGGCCGCGAAGCCCTACCAGGGGAACCGCACCGGGAAAGCGAAGCCGAACATGCTGGAGCCGATTCGGCAGGCAGTGGCGGACGAGTCGAGCTGGTTGCCGGAGTTCAGGGTGGAGTTACACCGCGAGCTTGAGGCCGATGACGCCTGTATGATGGACTCGTACAGGCTCAAGGACGAGGGTGTGCTCGTGTCCGACGATAAGGACTTACGTGCCACGCCATACCCGTACTACGAGCAGACCTCTGCCAGGGTGATGACTGGTGCAGGCTTCGGAGAAGTATGGCCGGAGCGTACCGAGGGTGGTACCCTGAAGCTGATAGGCCAGGGGCCTAAGTTCTTCTGGGCGCAGATGCTCATGGGGGATACGGCGGACAACGTGGCCGGTCTGCGGAAGTACAAGGGCGGTCTGGTAGGCCCTGCAAAAACCTTTGAGCTGTTGGGTAAGCTGGAATCCGAGACCGAGGTGGCGAACTTCGTGATTGACGCCTACAAACAGATCGACCAAAACCCGTTGCCCGAGGGGTGGCTTATGTGGCTACTTCGCTGGCCGGGTGACAACTTCTGGAAATACTTGGAGAGCTTGGAACTGACTGTCGAAAACAAGACCTTCCTGCAATCCTGCCTTACAAGGGAGTGGTTCAAACCATGACTGTACTTGGACTATACAATGCGGGCGAAATCTTAACGGTGGAGGCCAGAGACGGCATCGACTACTGGACTGTTGGGTGTGTTAAGGTGCTCAAAGATTTCAATGACTGCGAGCTTAGGGCCGAGGTTGAGGCCCAGTACACCGGCCCGACGTGGGAGTTCAGTGACCACTACTACAACTTCCTGCTGGAGCACGGGTACATCCAGGTGTTCCCCATGGACGGGACACTGTACCTATGAACATACCCACTACAGACCTGGGCGAGTGGATAAGGGTGAACACACACCGGCTTACTGCCTCCACCCTAATAACCGACACTGAGGCATACCGGGAGTATGACCCCCAGAGTGCCTTCAAATACGCCCGAGAGAGACTGGCGCGAATGATCGCTGATGAACTTTTGAGCGGTGGTCTGGTGACGTTCAAGCAGCACCGAAGCGTGGCGGACTTCGCCAACTGCATCGAGGCGACCTGCACTATACTGAGGCCGAAGGTGAGTCGAAATGCGTAAGCTGACACGTAGCCAACTGAATGCGTACAAGCAGGCCCTGGTGGTGCAACAGGGGTGGGTATGCCCGGTCAGCCTGAAGCGATTCGAGCCTGACAACCTGAAGGACGCCGTTGTAGATCACGATCACGTCACTGGTGAGATACGAGGCGTCCTTCACCGTTCAGCGAACGCGGTTGAGGGCAAGGTGTTTAGTGCTGTGGGCCGATGGGGCGGGGTCGGTATGCGTTACGACGAGGCTGTCCCGTACCTGAAGCGGTTGATCGCCTACCTAGAGGCCCCAGGTAAGGGGGTGATCTACCCACTGCACAAGACCGACGAAGAAAAACGAGTGACGCGGAACGCTAAGGCCAAGGAAGCCAGGGCAAAGCGTCTTGCACAAATGAGGATGAAACAGACATGAGCAACCTGGAAGTGGCCTTATACAAGCGACCCGATGGGCGAAAGCTGCGAACCATGATAACCAAAGTGGACAGCGAGGACGCGGCGTACTTCAGGCGGCACGGTATAGTGATCAGCATTGAAGAACTTGCGGACGATGTGTACGCCCTGTATGGTCGGTTCCCCGATCAGGACGAGGAAGATGAACTCATTGTGCTGTCGAATGGCCGCACCTGCAACGAGTGCCTGAAGGAATTGCGGGCAGACCTGGAGAGAACCCGTGAAAATTGACCCCAGAGTACGTGACCTGTACGATGCCCTGGTAGGTGGGGGCCTGCCGGTAGTCCTGGCCGGTGGTGCCTGCCGTGACCTGTACCACGGCCTGACTCCCAAGGACTACGACTTCCTGGTGCTGGGCAGTGACTGGCTGCACTCCGCCGCGGCGACGTTTACACTGGGACGGGAGCTGGCGGACGATGGAACGTACCGGGATATTATCCAACAGAGCTATAGTGGAAACCTCCGCTGTGGCGACGTGTGGGAGTTCGAGTACAGCGGCCTGAAGGTGAACGTGATCTTCCCCTGCCTGGATGGTGACGGAGCTTGGGTTGACATGCAGTCTGTGATCGACCACTTCGACACGTCTCTGAACGCCATTGGATATGACTTCGACACCTACGAGTTCGTGATCGACCCGCGCTTCGCTGGGCTAACTAAGCAGGTCACATTCGTGTCTGACCCAGACCGTGTTGGGTATGATCGTACCCTCAAGAGGTACATTCGCCTGATCGCGAAGTACCCCGACTACGACTGGTCGGAGGTCGAGAACTATATCCGCCGTAACCTCACCACAGAAACCATCAAGGAAATCAATGAGTAAGCCCGCAAAGACCATCATCCTGGACATCGAGACCGCAAGCATCCAGGCACATGTCTGGGGCCTGTGGCAACAGAACGTCAGCCTGAATATGATTCGGGAGGACTGGCGCATCCTGTCCGTGGCTACGAAGGAACTGGGCAACCCCGAAGTACAGTACCTTGAGGCCCGTCACGAGAATCAGGAGAAGAAGCTGCTGCGTCGGCTGTGGCACACCCTGAACGAGGCCGACATCGTTGTCGCCCACAACGGCAAGAAGTTCGACATCAAGAAGATCAACGCCCGCCTGATCGCCAATGGCTTCGGCCCGTACAGTCCGGTCAAGATCGTCGACACCTTGTTGGAAGTCCGCAAGGTAGCCGCGTTCACGTCGAACAAGCTGGAGTACCTGACTGACCTGCTGACCACGGAGAAGAAGCAGAAGCACAGCAAGTTCCCTGGGTTCGAGCTGTGGCGTCAGTGCTTGGCCGGTAACCCGGAAGCCTGGGAGGAAATGCGGGAGTACAACATCCAGGACATTATCAGCCTGGAGGAACTGTACCTGAAGCTGCGTCCCTGGATGGCCGAGCATCCGAACCTGGGGAACTTCCAAGAGAACGTGGACGACCAGCCCGTGTGTCCGAAGTGCGGTGGGAACCACCTACAGAAGCGAGGCGTACAGCGAACCCAAGTCGGGCAGTACCAGCGGTACGTCTGCCTGGACTGCGGTGGCTGGAGTCGAGGCCGGGACATGCTCAAGACCCGCCAAGAGCGTAAGCACATTCTACAAGGACAGTAATGGAAACAGTATATAATGTTATTGAGGCGATGTGCTGGTTGTGCGCAGCATGGGCAGCACTCAGAGGGAGAGTAAACACCAGTACATGGTGGATGGTACTCGCAATCTCTTGGAGTATTCGATGACTGTAGTTAAAGAAGCACCAGGCCGGAAGATGCTTCTGAACAAGGAGCAGCGTTAACAGGGGCAGTGATGGTACTTGGACGAAATCCTGACACAGTAATAACCGACGAGGTGAGTATGAGCGCATTTAATAAACAAGAGGGTGGCAGTCACTACACCAAGTGCAAGATTCAACCGTTTCAGTACAGCATGGCGAACGGCCTTGACCCCATGCAGCACACGGTGGTCAAGTACGTGACCCGCTTCCGGGACAAGGGCGGTGTGGCCGACCTGAAGAAGGCCATTCACACCCTGGAGCTTCTGATAGAGCACGAGGAACTGCCCGAGGCGGAGCTGGCCAAGGCCAAGCCTACCGCACAGCCCAAGCCCATGACCCTG